CTTATGACTTTGAAGTAAGCACTAACTAACTTCAGAGCTACTACAATGTAAGTGAGTACTAACTTCATAGGGGGGAGGGTCATCGTAGCTATGAATGTTATTGTAGGAGCCTCTAAAGTACACAAAAAAGTAAAACTAAAAAGGATTAATTAGGGACAGATGAAGTAACCATAAGTACTTGATTTATAAAGTAAAAGTAGTGTAGACTACAAAGTATCTAAAATGCAGTGTAACGGTGTACAGAAGTGTATACAATCTAGGATAAGTACAGACAAGTTGTACACCTTAGCAAGGGAACTATGAAGTGAACATATATGTGACTACAATCACATGAAAGAAGAAATATATGTGTACAAGACAATAAAAGCTTGACAAATAGACAAAAGTATGATACAATATTCTCTATAGCAAATAACTATGTTTACTAAGTAGCCTGACCCCACTACTAAGTTAGTCTGAGATGACTGATCTGTACACCCTAGTAGGGGAACATAGAAGTTAAAACACACTTAGATTAATTTAAGTTGTATTTAATACATACTTACTAAGTAAATTAATATTAATTACTTATAATGTTATGTCTATATAACTTAAGTATAATGTCTTAGTACTATATAGTACTATACTTAAAAGTCTCCCTATATAGGACAAAGACAATGCAAGAAACAAAGCAAGATGATGTCTCAATGGTTATGTCGCCCAAACTGCGTGGTAAGGGTAGACCTCCAAAGACTGACCTTCAAGCTGTTAAGAACAGAACTAAGAATAAGGTAGGTAGACCTGTAGGTGATGCAGGTAGACTTCAAGAGTTCAAGGAGAGGTTACTAGCCACAGGTGGTACTAGAATCCTTGATAAGATGATTCAGATAGCCTTGGATGATGATCATCCGGGACAGATGGCAGCAATTAAGTTAGCAATGGATAGAATATTACCAGCTTCAGTGTTTGATTCAGCTAAGAGTGGTGGTAGTATGCCTCAGATCAGTATTAACATCAGTGGCCTTAATAGTCCTATTGTGTCTACCAACGATGAGATTATCGACGTGGAAACCACTGACGTATGACACAGTTAAACTTCCAGTTGCTTAAGTGGCAACAAGAGGTCTTTAAAGACCCTACAAGGTTTAAAGTAGTTGCAGCAGGTAGACGTTGTGGTAAGTCAAGACTGTCAGCTGTATCGTTATTGATTGAAGGTTTAAACTGTCCCGATGGTTCAGCTGTGATGTACATAGCACCTACCTTGGGACAAGCTAGAACGATTATGTGGGACTTACTGCATGATCTAGGTAGACCAGTGATTAAGTCCAGTCATGTGAATAACTTAGAGATTACTCTAATTAATGGTCGTAAGATCCTAGTTAGAGGTGCTGACAATCCCGATTCTCTGCGGGGTGTTTCCTTAATTTACGTAGTTTTAGATGAGTGTGCTTTCGTTAAAGAAGATGTATGGCAGAAGATTATACGTGCCTCACTGTCAGATAAGAAGGGTAGAGCTTTATTCATCTCAACTCCTAGTGGTCGTAACTGGTTCTACGATGTCTTCAATTTAGGTAAGTTTGAGGATGAAGAGGATAGAATTGATGAGGAGTGGAAGTCATGGCACTTTACCACTCAGGACAATGAAACCATTGATCCTAAGGAGATTGAGGCTGCTAAGAGAACATTGAGTTCCTTTGCATTTAAGCAGGAATACCTGTCTAGCTTTGATACCTCAGGTGCAGATGTCTTTAAAGAGGAATGGTTCAAGACTTCAGAGGAACCTAAGAGTGGTAGCTACATTGTAGCCATTGACTTAGCTGGGTTTGAAGAGGTTGGTAAGAATGCAGGTGCATCTAAGAAGAGACTGGATGAGACAGCTATTGCAGTTGTTAAGTTAAAAGATAATGGTGATTGGTGGGTAGATAAGATACAGCATGGTAGATGGGACATCAGAGAGACTGCTGTGAACATTTTGAAGATTGTTAGAGACTATCAACCAACAGCTGTAGGTATTGAGCGAGGAGCATTGAAGAATGCAGTACTGCCCTATCTGACTGACTTGATGAGGAAGAATAACATCTACTCACACATTCAGGACTTAACTCACGGTAATAAGAAAAAAGCTGATAGGGTTGTCTGGAGCTTACAAGGTCGCATGGAGCATGGAAGGGTATCCTTCAATGAAGATGAGGACTGGAGTGAGTTCAAGGATCAACTAATTATGTTTCCCACAGCTGGTGTACATGATGACTTAGTAGATGCTCTAAGTTACATTGACCAACTGGCTATTGCTTCTTACAACAGTGACTACGAAGAAGAAGAGTGGGAAGTTTATGACAAGATTTCAGGATACTAAAGGGTAAAAATTATGGCAGAAGACATTGGTAAAGACAGTCCCTTTGAGGAACCTACAGAGTCTGAGAAGGAACTAACTTCTTGGATTGTTGACCACACAGATCGCTGGCGTGACCACCGAGATGCTAACTACATTGACCTGTGGGAAGAGTATGAGCGTATCTTCCGAGGTCAGTGGGCTGCTGAGGACAAGCAACGTGAGTCTGAGCGTAGCCGTATCATCTCTCCAGCCTCTCAGCAAGCTGTTGAGACTCGTCACGCTGAGATCATGGAAGCTATCTTTGGTCAGGGTGAGTTCTTTGACATCCAAGATGACGTTATGGATGTCAATGGTAATCCTTTTGATGTTGAACAAATCAAGGTTCAACTACACGAAGACTTCAAAAGAGATAAGATTAAGAAGTCCATTGACCAGATTGAGTTAATGGCTGAAATATATGGTACAGGTATTGGTGAGATCATTGTTAAGACTGAGAAAGAATATACTCCATCTACTCAAGCCATTCCCGGTATTGCTAATGCAGCAGCTATTGGAGTTCAAGAGAAGGATCGTACAGCTGTTAAGATCAAGCCTGTCAATCCTAAAAACTTCCTCATTGATCCTAATGCTGATTCCATTGACGATGCTCTGGGCGTTGCTATCGAGAAGTACGTTTCCATTCATAAGATTGTGGCAGGTATCGAGAGTGGGATTTACAAGAAAGTAGACATCACACCTCAGTATGATGATTCCAAGCTTGAAGCTACACAGGATCTACGTAACTTTGAAGACGATAAAGTAAAGCTTCTCACATACTATGGCTTAGTGCCTCGTGAGTACTTAGAAGGCATGGAAGAGGGTGACACTGAGATCACAGACCTGTTCCCAGATGACTCAGTAGCTGATAACCACTCTGACTTGGTAGAGGCTATCATTGTGATTGCCAATGACTCAGTGCTATTGAAGGCTGAAGCTAATCCTTACATGATGAAGGATAGACCAGTTATTGCCTACCAAGACGATACAGTGCCCGGTAGGTTCTGGGGTCGAGGTACGATGGAGAAAGCCTACAATATGCAGAAAGCTATTGATGGTCAACTTCGTGCTCACATGGACTCTCTAGCCCTCACCACAGCTCCAATGATTGCTATGGATGCTACAAGGCTTCCTCGTGGTGCTAAGTTTGAGATTAAGCCCGGTAAGGCTATCTTGACCAATGGTGCACCTTCTGAGATCTTGTATCCTTTCAAGTTTGGTCAGACTGATGGTAACTCAGCAGCTGCAGCGCAAAACTTTGAACGTATGCTCCTGCAAGCTACAGGCACAGTTGACAGCGCAGGTATGCCATCTAATGTACCTCGTGACGCAGGTGCTGGTGGTATGTCAATGGCTATGGCTGGCATCATCAAGAAGTACAAGCGTACATTGAGTAACTTCCAAGAAGACTTTATGATCCCGTTCATCAACAAGGCTGCTTTCAGATATATGCAGTTTGACAGTGAGCGTTATCCTTCAGTTGACATGACCTTTATCCCAACAGCTACCTTGGGTATCTTGGCACGAGAGTTTGAACAACAACAAATGATTGGTTTGTTGCAGACCTTAGGCCCAAATACACCAGTACTGCCATTGATCCTCAAAGGTATCTTGCAGAACAGCTCATTGTCTAACCGTGGTGAACTGATGCAAGCCTTGGCTCAGATGTCACAGCCTAATCCTGAAGCTGCTAAAGCCCAACAAGAGCAACAAATGGCTCAAATGCAGTTGGTATCAGCTCAAGTGGCTGATCTGCAGTCTAAAGCTCAGAAACAACAAGCTGAAGCTCAGAAAACTATGGTTGAAGCTCAGATGATCCCTGAAGAGCACCGTGTTAAGGTGGTTCAAGCAGCTGCAACTAACCTAGATAATGGTGGAGACTTCGAGAAACGTCTAAAACTAGCTGACATGATGCTAAAAGAGAAGTCAGTTAACCTAAAAGCTGCTGATATTGCCTCAAATGAGCGTATTGCAAGCCTCCAGATGGCAAATAGATCAATGAAACGATAAATTTTACTTGACAAAGTGTTGTTTTTATGCTACAATAACACTTATATAAGTTATTACTAGAAGGATAAGCCAAATGGCCCCTGATTTACAGAAATATTATGAAGAAACCTTCAATACAATGAGTACTGAGGGTTGGAAGTACCTCATAGAGGACTTTGAAGAGATTAAGGTTAGTTTGAACAATCTCTCTACTGTCAACGATACACAAACACTATTTTATCGTCAAGGACAGTTAGACATTATTGAATTAATCTTAGGGCGTAAGGCTACGTGTGAGAAGGTATTTGAGGATTTAGAAGATGAGTAAACGCATCTATGACTTCATTTGCCCTAACGATCACGTAACTGAATCGCTGGTTGATAGCGATCATACCACAGCTAAATGTAAGGTATGTAGTAAGGACGCTATCAGGGTTGTATCCTCCCCAAGGATAAAGCTGGATGGTTGCTCAGGCGATTTCCCTTCAGCTTCCGATAGGTGGGTACAAGTACGAGCTGAAAAGCTCAGGCAGGAACAGAAGCAGAACGCATCTCATGTAGGTGACTAACTCTGAATTCATTTATAACACTCCTAAAACCCGTACAGGGCAGGACGAAAGGTAGGTATGGCTCTCATTGACCAAGAAGAAGAATTGGGACAAAGCGAATTTGATGCAGTAGAAGAACTACAACAGGCAAGGCAACAACCTCCTGCAGAAACCCAACAACAACAAGAAGTATCTAAAGTTCCCGACAAGTATCGGGGTAAAAGCTTAGAAGACATCGTGACAATGCACCAAGAGGCTGAAAAGCTAATTGGAAGGCAAGCTCAAGAAGTTGGGGAAGTTCGGAGACTAGCAGATGAGCTTTTGAAACAGCAACTCTCTCAGAAACCAGTACAGCCTGCAGTAGTAGAGAATGAGGTAGACTTCTTTGAAGATCCTCAGTCAGCGATTCGTAAAGCAGTTACAAATCATCCTGATGTATTAGCAGCTAAACAAGCTTCACAGCAACTTAGGCAGATTCAGACACAAGCAATGCTCAACAAGAAGCACCGTGACTTTGCAGACGTAGTACGTGATGGTGAGTTTATTGAGTGGGTTAAAGCCTCTCCCATGAGACTTAATATCTATGCAATGGCTGATGCTAATTATGATTTTGCAGCAGCAGATGAATTACTTACGACATTTAAACAGATTCGGACATCTAAGACACAACAAACCACTGATGCCGGAAATGCTGTACGCAAGCAAAACTTGTCAGCAGCATCTGTAGATGTTGGAGGGACTGGTGAATCATCTAAGAAAGTATATCGTCGTGCCGACCTTATCCGGCTACGTATGACAGATCCTAATCGCTATGAAGCACTTGAACCTGAAATTCGAGCAGCTTATAACGAAGGTAGGGTTAAATAACTTTTTAAATTAATTATATTCTTTAGGAGAATTAAAAATGGCTTTAGGTACAGATCACGTCACGAAGACGACGGCAGATAAGTTCATCCCCGAAATTTGGAGTGATGAAATTATTGCAACATACAAGAAGAACTTGGTGTTGGCAAACTTGGTTAAGAAGATGACCTTCAAGGGTAAGAAAGGTGATACAGTTCACATTCCTTCACCCACACGTGGCAATGCTACTGCTAAAGCAGCTTCAACTCAGGTAACACTGATTGCAGCTACTGAGACAGAAGTTGTTGTTACTATCGATCAGCACTATGAGTACAGCCGCTTGATCGAGGACATCGTCGAAGCTCAAGCTTTGTCTTCACTGCGTAACTTCTACACTGAAGATGCTGGTTATGCTCTGGCTCGTCAAGTTGACACATCATTGATCCAAATTGGTCGTGCTGTTCAAGGTGGTGGCGGTACAGCTGCTTACTCTGGTGCTTTCTCAGGTGCTGACGGTACTACAGCTTATGTTGCTGGTGCTAACACAGGCTTGGGTGCTATTACTGATGCAGCGATTCGTCGTTCCATTCAGCGTTTGGATGACAATGACGTTCCTATGGACGGACGTTTCCTTGCTATTCCACCTTCAACACGTAACACTTTGATGGGCTTGGCTCGTTACACTGAACAAGCCTTCGTTGGTGAAGTTGGTGCTAACAACACAATCCGCAATGGTGAAATTGGTAACTTGTACGGTGTTCCCGTGTTTGTTACTTCTAACGCTGATACAACATCTGGTTCTACCGCTTGCCGTATTGCTTTGTTGGCTCATAAAGACTTTGCAGTCTTCGTTGAGCAAATGGGTGTACGTTCACAGACTCAGTACAAACAAGAGTACCTCGGTACATTGTTCACTGCTGACACACTGTATGGCGTGAAAGAACTGCGTGACGGTTCAGCTGTTGCTTTGGCTGTTCCAGCCTAAGTGATGTAAGGGTTCCCTTTTAACTGAGGGAGCCTTTTTAATGTGTTTAGTAAAGCATATCAAAAAGGTAACATATTATGAAATTTAAGTGCAAGCAAACTAATCAAGTCTATAGCTTTGAACACGCAGTTGATATTGTTTCAATGGAGAAGCATCCAGATTACGAGGCAGTACCTGAACAAGCTGAACTCGTAGTAGCACCTAAAGCAACTAAGAAAACAGTAAAGCAAGATGAAACCAGTATCGACGGGTAATGTTCTTACTGCAGCAACGCAGACTACTATTTTCACAGTACCCACTGGTTACTATGCTCGGTGGACTCTTTGTTACGTTGTAAACCATTCAGGTAATAATAAATTTATTGATGTTGTGTGGTATGACTCAAGTGCAGCAACTGAGATTTTTGTATTAGATAATTATGTGTTAACTGCTACTCAGTTTATTAAGTTTAACGATGGTGCTTATATTGTTCTTGAAGAGGGCGATCAAGTTAGAGCAACTTCTGAAACTGGTTCAACAATGAATATTATCAACACGTTCGAGTTATACAGAAAAGGCGAATAACATGGCTTTATCAGCAGCAATGCAGTGGGCTTTAAACAATGGAATGACTGAAGCTGATGTTTACAAGAACATTAATGACTTTTTAGCTACTAATCCAACTGCTGCTCAATCTCAAGCACAGATGGCTCAGTATGGTATTTCAGGTGAAGACGTAGCTGCTGCAACAGGTGGTGCTTCTGGTGGTATGCTTGGTGGTAACATTCTAGCTGGCGCAAGTTGGAATAGTACAAATACGGAATTGCAAAACGCTTTGACTGAGGCTACTGGTCAACAAACATCTAACTATGCTGTAGGTGGTTCTACTACTACTGACACTCTTAACCAACTCAATACATTCTTGGCAGGTGGTGGTCAGTTTGACCCTAATGCTACTGTTTACTTGCAAACAGGTGGTGTTGACTTCTTGCAAGGTGTTGATAAAGGCACAATCAAAGACAATATCAGTCAGATAGTTAAGACCCTTGGAGATCAAGGTGTTAATGTTGTCCTTACTGGTTCTCCCTATGCTGCATCTATCAATGATGTAGTTACAAACAACTTCAATCCTGCAGTAGATCCTTTGTTTACTGAGATTGCTAATGAGAACAAGAATGTAGCTTTAGTGGGTACTCAAGGTGAGATCCTTCAGAACAAAGCACTGTTGGTAGATGCTTTGCACACCAATGCTGAAGGCACAGCCATCTATAACCAAGCTGTTATTGACGCTTTGTCGCAGTTTAAGAATGAAGTTCCATCTAGTACACCACAAGCGATTGCTCAAGTACAACAGACAAACACTGTAGCTACAACTCCTCCAGTTATTCTTCAAGCTGCTGAGAATAAAGTGGATGTTCAAAATCAATTACAGAATCAAATTCTTTCACAAGGAACAACATCTCAATGGCAAGGTGAAGGGAAAGGTTCTGCTGAAGCTAATGCAGCAGACATGGCTAAAATTTTAGCTGACGCTGGAATTACAGACATTAACCAATTTGGTAAGGTTACTAAAACAGTAGATGTTCAAGTTCAACCTGTTTATGACTACAAAGAAGTTGACTATGGTGGCGAAACAGGGGTTCAACTTGCGCCTTTTGTTGTTGGTTATACAGACCAAAATGGAAACGCCATTGACCCTAGCTTAGTTAAAACCGATACCGCTTTGGTTGGTAGTGGTGATAACGTTAATTACGAAACTGTTTATACCGCACCAATAGGAAAAGAAGAAGTATTTGGCAATAAGCTAACTGGTCAAGCAGTTACTAATACATATGGTGAGCGTCAAACTGGTGACGCTTTTGGTGGCACTTACACTGGAGAAGGAAATACAGCTTATAACGTTCAGTTTGATGAATCTGGTAAGCCTGTTTTTTATACAACAGGCGCAAGCAGTTCTGATACAAAAGACATAGCCCGTATCATTCAAGCTGGTTTGTTGCTTTCAGGCGCAGGTGGTGCTTTGGGCGGTGCTTTAGGTCTTACAGGTGCTGCTGCTCAAGGTGTTGGAACTGGTTTAATTAGTGCAGGTACTTCTGCTATTGGTGGTGCTAATCTTGAAGACGCACTTAAAACAGGTCTGCTTAGTGGTGGTTTGGCTTATGGTGGTAATGTATTAGCCAACCAAGATGTTCCTGTTGACTTTAACAACATGACAGCAGATGAACTTAATGACGCATTGCAAACAAATCTTGTTAAAGATTTAAAACAAGCAGGTGCAGCTACTCCTCAAGAATTTTTGACTGGTCAAGGTGCAAATGCTGGGAACTTTGTTCAAGAATCTGTAGCTGCTTCTAATCTAGCAAATAATCTTTCTGCACAAGGTTTAAATAGTGGAGAAATTGCTCAATTATTAGATTCAGCAGGTTTTGTCCCTACAGCTATTACAGATGCTTTGGATAGTCTTCCAGCAAATATTCCATCGTCATCAGTTGCATCATTATTTCCATCTGGCGGTACTGTTGCTGTTACTGCGCCTACTACACCATCATTGAGTAATGTATTAAGCACTATTGCTTCTACTACTACCCCTACGCTTACTGTGGCTGCACCAAAAGCTACACAGATGACCACTCAACAAGCAGTAGATTTAGTTAATAGTCAGATTGCGGCTAATGTAACTAAACCTGCTAATTTAGCTAATCTTACAGTTACTGGTGACA